TGTCGGCGGGGCCCGGCCCCGGCATGATGATGTCCGACGCTCCGGTAGGCGGCGGCGCCGGCACGATGGCCCAACTGAAATACAATTACGACGATTATTCCTTCAAACATCACCAGCCGCTCAGTTTCGGACTCTCGGTGCGCAAGGAATTCGCGCACGGTCTGTCGCTCGAAAGCGGCGTCAATTACACGCTGCTCTGGGCCGACGTCCGCATGAAGTCCAGCCGGCAGGATATCAGTCAGAAACTCCATTTTATCGGCGTGCCGCTGCGTATGAACTGGCAGTTTCTGGATACGGGGCGCTTCTCGCTGTATGCAGGCGCCGGCGGTATGATCGAGAAGTGCGTCTCCGCAAAATTCGGTTCGAGGGCGATGGACGAGCCGGGCGTGCAATGGTCCGTGCTGGGCGCCGCGGGCGCGCAGTACGATCTGGGCGGGCTTGTCGGGCTTTATTTCGAGCCTGAAGTCTCCTATTATTTCACGGAAACCGATCTGCGGACCTCGCGTACCGACTCGCCGCTGGCGCTTACCTTGCGGCTGGGCGTGCGTCTTTCCTTCTGACAATCCCTCTGAAACAAGCTTTTGCAGTGCCTTTCGGGCACGAAATACGACCGGAAAAGTCCGTATCTTCTGTTGCGCGGACTTTTTTCGGTCGTGTCTGAATGTGCTATTAAAAAGCTTAATTGTGCTATTTTCTATTGTCTAATGGAAATTTGTTATTATTTTTGTTGAATAATAGATTGTGACTGGAGTTGAATAAAAAAAACACAAGTGCTTGAATCTCTGCACTTGTGCTTTGTAGTCCCGACGGGACTAAAGGAAATGTTATCTTATGAAATCATCGAGATAACATAGAGTAACAAAATCTGCTCTCAATACTATAGAATGGCGTTTTTGTTGATGGCATGAAACGACCGAAATATCATCAGATAAAACCTAAGTCGCCAAAAAGTCGCCAAAAATTCTTGAAGTTATATATGGTTAGTTATATTTGCATTTGTGCAAATGTAACTAATTATGGCGACAATCTACTACTCCCTCTCGGCTAAGGAAAATTCATGCGGTTTACACGAGGTGCTGATTCGGTTTACTCATGGACGTTTCAACCAACGTGCCAAGACCGGCATATATGTTCTGCCTGAATATTGGAACGAGAAGACGCAATCAATCTTGATTCCCCGCTATAGGATGATGTCGCCAGCCCGGCAGGATATTGTCGAACAAGCAAATGAGGCCCATGCTAAATTATCGGCATTAACCTCTTTTGTCATGCAGTCTTTTATCGATGGCGGGGCGGGGAAGATGGGGTTGCCTGTGAGTTGGCTCCGTGATGTTATTACACCCTACTCGGTGGGTATGTCGCAGGATAAGGATATATGGGCTTGTTTCGAAAGCTATATCTCGAAAAAGAACTTTTCCGAGCGTCGCATAATGGCATTTAACGTGCTTATACGAGTACTTAAGCGTTACGAATTATATAAGAGGATTTCTGATCGAAATTTCACACTCTCCCTATTAACGTTCACTCCTGAAATGCTGGATGACTTTGAGGACTTTTATCGCAGAGAATACGAGATATGCGAGGATTATCCCCATATATATACGTTGGTTCCGGATTCAAGAATGCCGCAGCAGCGCGGGCATAATACTGTTGCCAGCAAAATGATCTTGTTGCGCGCCTTTTTAAATTGGGCCGCAAATAATGATCTTATACCCTCCAATCCCTTCCGTAAGAAAGAGATAAAGCAGGCTGTCTATGGAACGCCTATTTACATTACAATTGCCGAACGGAACAAGCTGTATAATACAAATCTATCCCGTCATCATAAGCTGGCTGTCCAGCGAGATATATTTATATTTCAGTGCTTGATTGGATGTAGGGTAGGGGATTTGCTTGGACTGAAGCGCAATAATGTAGTAAAGGGCGCTGTGGAGTATATTCCGCGTAAAACCAAAGAAGGGCATCCGGTAACGGTGCGTGTACCTCTGAACAATATTGCTCAGGATATCATAAAAAAATATGAATCATCCGAGCATGAGATGTTGTTGCCGTTTATTTCAGAGCAGAAATATAATGAAGCGATTAAAAAATGCTTTCTTGCTGCGGGCCTTAAACGGATGGTAAATGTGCTCAATCCGATTACTCGTGAACCCGAACAGAAGCCGCTTTATCAAGTAGCCTCCTCTCATATGGCTCGCCGAACTTTTATCGGCAACCTGTATAAGAAAGTCAAGGACCCGAACCTTGTAGGGTCCCTATCTGGGCATACTGAAGGCAGTAAGGCATTTGCCCGCTATAGGGACATAGACGAAGAGATGAAGACCGATCTTGTAAAACTTCTTGAATAGTTAAATCGTATCCATCAACTTGCATATGACTGCGGCGAATAAGGGCGCCGAACATTCGCTTACTTCAAGCATCGCCAGCCAGTATTTCATGTTGTCATCTTCCATGTTTATCACATTTGCAGCAGGTGAATCGGTGTATATCCGACCATAGAGCGGTATTTATGTCGCCGGTCAGATATGCAACCTCTTCGCCGGCCATATCCATACTATGCGTCGAAGCAATATCATCGACCAGATGTCTCAGTTCGTGTTCAAAAGAGTTCAGGAACTCGGCTGGCGATGACGCCAGCCCCACGATCATCACCGTGCGCCTGAGCTTTTTGTTGGAATAGGTGAAACCGGTGTCCATATCGCACTTCAGCAGATTGTCGCGGATATGATCCATTAATTCAGCTGGACATTGTATGTCGTTAAGGGACTTGATTATAGAGTCTGTATGATAGCATGTGACGGCGAAATACACCCTCACATTCCAGTCGTAGGCATCTATATTCAAATCCCTTATTTTCATTGTTCGCCTTTCCGTTCTCCGTATTTGCGCCAGTTGCGCGCCAGTTGTCTCCGTTGCTTGCGGTTGAAGCGTTTGTTGTCCAGCACGTCGTTTACGGCTGTCGCCAACTCCTGATACTTGTCGCCCGGAAGGTTACGGACGAGCGCTGCGATATTTTTCATCGATTTCACCTTTTTCGTTTGTGAATTCGCTTAGCTGCGGCATATCTTCCATGACTTACATCATTTCTTCCCAAGGTATGGGAGTTCCGGAACCAATAGTGTCGGCGTAGTAGCGAGTGAAAGGCATACCGTCGTATGCGTCTTCATCGTCGATGAAGTCTTTGATGAACATGGCGAGGTACTGCTGATTGGGGATCGACGATCCGAAATAATCAGAAATTGCCATGTTGCATACGTATACGCAGTCGTATCCCTTGTCTTTCTTGAGTTCGATGCCGTACTGCTTCAACAGCGCATCGACCTTCTCTTTGGTGTAGGGTTCGATCTTCTTGCCGTTTCGATCCCGCATATGGGATACGGCGAATTCGCACATCTTCTTTGAAAAGTGCCATCCGTAATTTGCGAGATACTCCCGGAATCCTGCCGGAAAGTTATCATATGTATCTAATCTGTTCATATCAGTCTGAATTAAAAAGGAGGGAGCCTGCGGCCCCCTCCCGCCGGTTTAACGCCTGCGATAACGCGAGTATCGACCCGTACCCTTGACGCCACGGCGCTCGCCGTATCCGTCACCGTCGTAGCCATCCATGTCCCCGCCATAGTCCCGGCGTTCGCCGTAACCTCCGCGCTCACCGTAGCCCCCGCGGCCTTCACGCCGGCCTTCCTCGAAGCCTTCCTCGTAAGCGCGCTGAAGCTCCCGCTCCATCTCCTCTTCGTGGCCGTCATATCCGCCTCGGCCTTCACCTATGATTCTCCAACCCATAGTTACTTAGTTTTTGCAGGTGCTTCAGTCTTGACAAGGCTCCTCAGTTCTTCCGCCGTCGGTATTTTGCTTATGCGCTCGTTCATATCAGCTATCATCCTGCGTAATTCCCGATTTTCGGACTCAAGTTCTTTCGTGCGCGCAGCTTCGGGGTCGAGCTGCATCAGGATCGAGTCGTAAATCTCCAGATTGGCTTTGTGCTTTTCGTAGGATTCTACGATGTCTCGGCTCATCTGCTGCGCCTCCATAATTGTAGGCTTCAGCCCGTCGCGTGTTGTCGCTACGGTGAGTCCGTCTTTCGAAACGATGTCCGCCAGCATGGGGACGCCCCACGGCTCGTTGCCCTCTATCGAGATATTGATGAACTGCTGCATCGGCGAGAACTGCCCCGGTTTCTGGGGCGGAATGTACGGGGCCGACACATCTTTTACATTCGCTGTATAAAACTTTGGCTGCTCGCGATTGTCGAAGACGTAGACTAAGGAGCCTTTTTTCAAGTTCTGAAACATCTTGGTTAATGATTTGTGAAAGTCAGGGAGAAGGAGTTACCTTCTCCCGTTCTTTCTGTTAATTGTTTTTTTAATTCAGACGGCACCGGTCATCAATTGCAAAGTATCGGTCTGCTTGTCATACCATATCTGGTATACCCCTGAACCCGGAATATCCGATACTGTGACATTTGCTCCGTTGTACGTCGTCAGATTCTTATTTTGCCCGTTGGTTTCAAACAGCACGGGAAGCGTTCCCGTTGTGCCGGCAGGGACTTCCTGTACCAACTCAACCAGCACGAGTCCTCGGTACCACGAATTTGCAAATGCGTGGTTGGGAAAGGAAAACACAACACCCGTGGTCTCCACTGTCACGCCCGTAGTTTTTAGTACCGGTATGCCCCTGCGGTTAACATACTGAAATGGGAATACTGCCATATTTTTGTAATTTAAGTTATTATAACTAATTTTACATCGGGATAGGTTGGAGTCATGACCAACTGATAAGGGCTTGCCAAACGTCCTTCCCTCTTTTTCTCGTTTGGCACCACTAAATTGTTTGGCAATGACAAATCGGGAATTTATAGAGAGAATTGCTCTCGAAGGAGAAGAATGGCGTATTATTGATGGTACGCTCGGCTATTTCGCGGTATCTGATTACGGTAGAGTTTCATCGCTATCCCATCGCGTGAGCGGAGGTAATAACAATAGTTGGATGACTAAACCTCGCATATTAACTCCTCGCCCAAATAGGGGAGGATATTTGAGAGTTAGACTTACATCCCTACACGGAGTCGATAAGACTGAATTAGTCCATAGGCTTGTTGCTAAAGCGTTCATCCCCAATCCTAATAACTATGCATATGTAGACCATATAGATGGGAACCGCACGAACAATGTGGCACATAATCTTCGTTGGTACACTCGTTCAATGAACATGCTTAACCCTGTCACAAGAGAGTGTGCAGCAAAAGCACGAAGAATACCCAACAAGAGAAACAGAAAGCCAATTGTTCAAATTAAAAATGGAATATTGGTTGCAAAATATAAAACAGCATCCGAAGCCCATCAGTTACACGGATTTCACATCGGAGGAATATATGAATGTATTCGAAAGCCAACTCGCACATTGAAAGGATTTCATTGGCGCTGGCTTTCGGATTGGGAAGCCCCTTATCAGTAAGTCAAAGAACATTTCACCTATCGGCGAATAATAGCATTATCCCCAAAATCCGCCGTTCCCCCCAAAGCCAAACCCTGCACCATATCCGAGACCATATTGTGCGGCAATACACGTAGGCACACCGACAATAGGCGAATAGGGCACAGTAGCCGTTTCGGGCAGCTTGCACTTGATGTTATTCACGTCATTCTGCAAAGCCGCTACAGCGGCGTTCACGGGGGCTACAGCCTGTCCTACAACACCGGCCATGTAGGCGTTTTGGTGTTCGAGGTTGAGCTGCGTAGTCAGAGTGCTGTTCTTCTCGCGCAGGGCATCAATTTTATCCTGCAATGCAGCTGCCTGCATTTGATCCAGTTTGGAAATTATCGCTGTAGTCCCGCTTTGAGAAGTTTCGCGAATTGTGTTTTGTAAATCACAGGTCTGACGTTGTGTTTCATAGGCAACGCTACTGAATCCGCGCTCCATGCCCACATTGACGCCATTAATGGCCTGCTTCATATCACAGCAACACGCGGCGATTTGATTGCCGATCTGACAACCCATAGACTGCACGGCATTGATGATTTGCTGGCTCGACATCCCCAGCGTGCTTTGGATGTTGCACAGCGTAGACTGAATCTGCTGCGTCGAGCAGTTGAGCGACGATGCCAGCTGAGTGATCGCCGTGCCGTTTCCTTGAATTGCGTTCATGAGAAGTTCACGTCCGGCGTCACCGTTGAGCTGCGCAGGCAGACCGTTCGCGCCGTTGCCTCCGAATCCGAAGCCGTTACCGCCCCAGCAGAAGAAGAGCAGGATGATCCAGATCCACCAGCACCCGTCGCCGCCCCACGAACCGCGGTTGTTGTTACCGTTCATGAGTGCCGCTACGAGGTTGGGGTCCATGCCCTTGTTGCTCATCATGGACGAGACGAGAGCTGCGATGTCAAGGCCGCCACCCGTGCCGCCTCCATCGAAAATATAAGTTTTATCCGAACCCATTTTAAAAGATTATTGAATGATTGCCGCCCCCGTTAAGGCCGGGCGTTCACCTGTTGCAACAATGCAAAGGTGGCCGAAGGCGGCAGGCATATCAATTAGATGGGACGGAGATCGTAGGCAGTCTTTTCGCAATTAGTTCGCACTGAATTTCGAATATGGGATGACTGTACCGCTTCCGCTCGTCGAATTTCGAGATCATTTTTTCGACGGCTCGACGAGAGAAGCGCATCATGCGCGCTATGTCTGTAATATACATCCCTTTCTCATGGCAGAAGTGCACCAACATATAGCGGGCATCAACCACATCTTGATATTTATCCTTCGAAAGGATTTGTTCTTTGGTTATTTCGGTCTCAAATGCAACGCATTCGAGTATTTCTGCAAAAAGCTCTGATTTACGCATACGTTTCCCCGATAATTATTGTATATTTGTTATACCCCTGTATAAAAAGTTCCACCCCAAACGAAGGAATAGTCCTCGGCATTGGGGTGGAAACACTTATGTATACAGGGGTGTATGCTATAATGTCGGGGACTTTTTTATGCCCGTCCCTCAAGGCTCTACATCATATGAACCGGCGCGCCATCGTCAATATATTTTTACGGAATACGAATACAACGACGCCAAGGAGGACCCAAAAGCCGCGCATCTTTGTCTGCTGCCACCATGTCAGTCGGCGTTCCACTTCGACAATTTTTGTATCGGTCCTGTCTTTATAGACAATGCTGTCCCGATAAATCACTTCTTTTTCAAACGGCACCGGAATATCCTGCGGCTTATTCTCCAGCGAGTGGCCCAGCGAACCGTCGTTGTTTATCCATGCGTCCGAAACAGCTAATGGCGTCTCCAGATGACTCGAAGTATCTCTGACTACTTGGCGCTTGCTGTATGGAGGTATCTGAAATCGAAGCGTATCCTTGAAGTATATTTTATGGATGTGTGTTTCGATGCTGATGCTATCCTTTGTGTTTGTTGCTAAATGCTTGCATGGACAGCATCCTGCCAGTATACAAGCGAATGTTACGATAACACACTTCATGGCTTGTGTTGTTGAAATAGTTCCCAACCTTTATTGACATCGTCTATAACAGCAGCGACTCCATTTTCTACGCGCGACATTGCGGCTACCACCGGGACCATGATATCCTTATTGGTTGTTGTAATCTTTACGTCGGGCCAGACTCCTGAAGAGTCTGATACGGCTTTAATGTAGTTATCCGTATGATTCTCAATGGGCGGTGCGTAGCGATCTATCATATCACGCAGCGTATTGCATCCGTGCTTCAGCTGGTAGGTGTGGAGTAATACGAACATGGCGCGGTACCCCCATGCCATTGTCTTGAATTGTTTGAAGGCGCTATCCGTGGATGGAATTTCCCCCAAATATTTGATTTTGGACAGTCTGATATTACCGGGATTGTTATTGCGTAATCCTCTGCTCATTGCTTTGTATTTTTATGGTTTCGATAATTCTCCAGATATGGGAGGTTTTTAATAACCTCGAAGGACAGGACATAATACAGGAAGTCGAACAACTTGCTCTTTGGGAAAATCCGCGTCAGGTTCTTCAGTGTATTGACTCCGTAAAAGTAAATAAGAGCATATACGATGATAGATATTGCTGACATCGCTCCTTCGTGGTTATCGATCTTATCTCCGATAATCAGTACAAAGGCGATGAGACTGGATATAACCATACCTTCTAAAATGCAGTTGAAAGCCTTTTTGAAGGCGAATCCTTCATGTTGCTTAAATACGCCCGCCGATACTCCGGCCACGAAATTAATGGCAAATACCAGCATGCAGGCGATGAGTATGTCGTGTATCGGGGCGATTGTGCCGAATATCGAGGCGAAGATACAACCAAAGAGTTCCCGAAATTTGTCCATGATAAAATAGCCTTATTCTCCGTTTTTAAGTCTCTGTTCTTCTTCCGCGGCCAGCTCTTCGGCCCGCTTGGCTTTAAGCCGGGCAAGCGTCTGTTCGTTCTTGTTGTATTCCGCGTTGGCGGCTTCGTACTGCGCATAGTCTTCCGGGTAGGTATGCTCGAAAGAGATACCTTTCTTGAAACATTTGATCGCCCGGTCGTCGGACTGGGTCATGATCGCCCGCAGCTCCAGCTGGCGCGATTCGAGGATGTTGATTTGCTGTTGTGTTTCCATGATTTTTTATATTTCGCTTACCGGGCGGGTAGAATATGCGTAAGCCTTGTACGCGCTGCCCACATTACCGGTGTAACCACTGTAGATGAAGACATTGTTGCCGCTGTATTCGCATGACGTCCACGGGTAATACCCCGCCCCGTAGCAGGTCGTATTACCAAGGCGCGACAGCGTGCGGTTCACGGGGTCACTTTCTTTATCGGCAGCTGTAAGTGCCCGGTCATGCATAAGCAGGTAGATTTCGTTGGCCGATGGCAGCCACCATGCCCCGTCCTCCAGCCCGGTGATCGTACCCTCGACCGTGACGCCGTAGTCGAGAGCGGCCGCAGCAGCGGGATAACAGGGAGACGAATTGCCATAGATGTCAATAAAGCGCATAGTTCCTATAAGTCTTGTATTGTCTCTCCCGTCGCGGAGCAATGCCCCATATGCCGAAGGAAACTGCAACAGGTGCTCCCCGAACAGGTAATCCTCGTAGGTGGGATACAGAGCAACTAATACGGGATTGTCCGCCTTTGTGAATACGCTTCGGCGAATAATCGTCGAACTGCCTGACTGTGTATTGGTCGCCGTGCTGCCGTTGGCTGAATAGTATTGCAGGAATATTTCGGGATTGCAGCCCGCAAACGAAGAATTCACATTATTTCGGCGCCGTATATTTTCGCTTGCGGATTCGATTAAAACACCCGTAAGCGCTGTCTGGTAATTCACGTCCTCGGCCGGTCGGGTAATCGTACAACCGCCGACGACTTCGATAGTCGCATAGACAGGCGAGAAGGTATTCGACGACATGATGATCCTCTCGTCGGAATCAACTGTCGCAGCCCAGCCGTAAGTGGACGATATGGTCGTATTGGCGTTGATCTGCGCGGCAATGCTTTCGAGCGTCGCACCTGCCGAGTAGGTGAAGGGATAATCCGTGCTGTTGATCCGGAGCGTGAATGTTCCGCCCGCCGCAAGGTCGAAGCCAGACAGGGCCACTTCGTAGGGGGCCGCCCAGCGAATACTCGTCGATCCGTTATATGTCGCATTCTCCAGCGACACGATCCGCACCTTATCACCGTGTCGGCCGTACACCACGCCCGCGGGAACCAATTCGGCGGGCATCTTATCTGCAACGAGCGTAGCGCCCTTAATGAATTTCAACACTTCGTCCGTCTTGTCGAAGACGACGAGGTCTCCGACGCCGGCGGCTGATTTGCGGACCACCGTATTCACACCGTCATAGACCAGTTCGCCGTCATTCTCGATGTAGGATTCCGACGAGAGGGTTTTAAGCCGCGCGGTGTCCGATTCGTAAGCGGCCTTATCCGCATATTTGTTTATTTGTGACATAATCAGCTATGTTTTTTCATATCTCCGATACCGGGCGTACGATGCTCGATACGTATTTACCTTGCTGTTGGAGCATCCACCGTGTATTACCGTATTGATTGACCTGAAAATAATGTAATGACGAGTATTCGGTCGAAGAGGCCATGTAGTCCTTCTTGGCGATCACTTTCCCGGATACGGACAATGTCCGATTGACTGGATCATAAGACTGTGCGAATATGAGACCTTTGGCCATCAGCCACAGCTCCTCGGCCGAGGGAAGCCACCATACACCCACTTCCAGCCCAGTAGTTATCCCTTCGACCTGCATCCCATAGGCGGCAGCTGCGGCGGCCGCCGGATAACACGGAACAGTCTTGCCGTAGAAGTCGGTTCGCGTTTTCCCGGCGAGAATGGCCGTATTGCTCTTGCCGTCCTGAAGGAACGCTTCGTAAGCCGACGGATATTCGGCAAGATGTTCGCCGAACAGGTAGTCCCGGTAGGTCGGATAGGCCGCAACCAGCACCGGATTATCGGCCTCGGTGAAAACGCTCTCACGGATGATGGTTGAGCTGCCCAGCGGCACATTGGTGCTCGTGCTGCCGTTCGTGCGGTTATACTCTAGAAAGGCATCATTGAGGCAGCCGGCCATATTGTTGTCGTTGCCGTTGCGGCGGCGCAGACGCGAATACGTCCCCGTAGGAATAATAATCGTAGTCGTTTGGTAGTCCACGTCTTCCGCATGTTTGGTAAGCGTACAGCCTGTCGCGGATATTTTTTTGTAATTCGCGGCCCACGTATTGCACTCCATGACAATCGCGGCGATCTCATCCGACGCCGTGGCTTTCCATGAATACCCCGCGATTGTTGTGTTGGCGTTGATCTGCGCGGCAATACTCGCAAGCGTCGCTCCCGCGGGGTAGGTAAACTCGAAATCCGAGATATAGATATGTAGCGTAAAACTGCCGCCCGAAGAGAGATCGAAGCCCGAAAGCTTCACTTCATACGCCACTGCCCACTTGTAAAAATCCAGATGGCGCAGGGCAACGATGCGCACCTTGTCGCCCCGGCGGCCGTAGGCCACGGCCATCGGAACGAGTTCCGGCGGCAGCTGGTCGTAAAGCAGTGTCGCACCCTTGACGAACTTCAGCGTACTGTCCGTCTTGTCGAAGACCGCCAGATCGCCGGCATCCGCGGCATCCCGGCCGACAACGACATTCACCCCGTCGTAGATCAGTTCGCCGTCGTCTTCAACGTATGACACCGCCGACTGGGTTTTCAATCGGGAGTTATCCGCTTCATAAGCGGCTCTGTTCGCGTATTTGTTTACCTGAGACATAACGATTCGTTTTTAGTTGTTTTTCCAGTCCGAAACGGCGTTATTTCCCACAGAGTGGTAGACCGCATTGTTCTTGGTGTCGATGTAGAACTGTCCGGCCCGGTCGGGGGCCTTCGACGGAGCGCCCTCGCCCGTAACGACGATGTTGTTGCCGTCCCAGACGCCCAATTTCTTAACCTGCAGTTCCGGGATCAGGACATCGCCCGAAAGCATCCTTACAAGCAGCGATTCGAGCTGCGCGACGCGCTCCTCCAGCGTGCAGTCCGAATGAGCTACTACCTCAAATGAGGTTTTTCTCAACTCTGGATCAATTTCTTTGGCAGTAACGAACTCGGAGTCATTCTCCAGTTCGGATACTTTCGTAGGAATCTCCGTGCGGTTGGCTTTCCCTTCAATTACTTCCTGCAAGTCCAGCGTAAGTTTATCCCACGATACGGTATTATTGAGGAGCGTAGCCCGAATCTCGGAACCCTCTACAGCAATCTGTATTTCCGGACCAATGGACCCGACGTATACTTTCACGAAGTCCGAAACGGGGATCGACGAAATAGATCCATCGGCATTTATGAACTCAATGGCTCTTGTTTCTTCGTTATACTCAAGTCCCATCTGCTCAATGGGAAGGTCAACGATCAATTTAGCGCCCGCAATCGTTGTGAAGGTAAGCTCGTAGGTTTCGCTGTTGAACTCCGGAAGACCGACGCAGGTGTTCAGAATATCCCTGATATCGGGATGGGCGGTAGGCGAGGTGTTATGCTGCTCTATCTGCCCGCTGACATCTGGTGTGGGGATGGCGTCAATGGCATCATCCGTGTATTTTTGTGCTGATTGAAGAGTAGTCGCGTCGCCGTCGGATATTGCCTTTTCCGCGTCTTGCCCGAACTCAAGAAGTATTGTTATAATCCCTGATATTGTCTCTTCTATGCGTTCATCGGTGTGGTGGTTGGCATCGGAAAGTGTTTTTTCAGCTGCGTCGGCTACTTCCTCTTTCGACGCCTTTTCAGATAATTGCACTCGTATTTCCGTGTCGTCGTAATTCGAAAGTCCGTCCAGCTTCTCCTTATCGTCGTCCGTATAGTCGTTTGAGGACAGCCCCTTCCCTTCTTCTTTGTCTACCTTGCCGGCAAGGGCTTCATTAATATCCCCGATCTTATCTACGGCTTCATTGGCAGCTTTTGCGGCTTCATTGGCGGCATCGGCGGCATCTATGGGAGCATTTGCATACTCTTCCTCGGATATTTCTGCATCGGGATTGTGCTTCTTGTAAAGGTCATAGGCACTTGGTCCGGGGAGGCCTACGATCAAGTCCGAAGAATCCAGATTGACAGTTTCCGTGGTCAGATTGTTGTCGTTGCCGCCCTCCATACATGTAGTAGGCACCAACTCAAACGCATCGCAATAATCGACGGCTGTTTGTCCGCTCTTATCTTTATTTTCCCACATGGTAAGCCGGTATGCTCCCAGCTGCTTTTGCATATTGCCTGAAATAGTGAATACGGCAATGTTCCCCTGAGGCTCGAAATGCAAAGGGGTTTCCATGCAGGAGGGAAGATGAAGGACCAAATGCAGATCGCGGCCTTCAAGTGTGACTTGCTCACCATTGGTCAGTATCGGCCAACGGATTTCAATATCTTTGCCTATGCGAATGCGTTTCACGTGTTGTCTTTTTTATTTATTATCCGTCGGAGATATTACGTCCTCGATTTTCATGTCGAGTTTGCTTAGGATCGCATCAATGAGCGGTACGGACCCTAATTTTGCGACGAGGCGTCCTAATTCATGGGCTTCTGCATCGGTAAGTTCTATTTCACCTTCCGATTCATATATTTTATGGGCGAGGACATGCCCTGTAAACCCATACGAATTTGCATAGACGAGATTTGTGATTTGCTCGTGTACATCGTGGACAGTGCATATCTTCTTTTGCATATCTGCAAAAATCTCAAGCCGTTTTAAGTTAATCTTCCTCATGTCGATTGTATTATTACCACGAAATCCAGAAATTATTTTGTTTGTTGTATAAGTAGCGTCGCGCCGCTCTGTCCTGCCATGAAAATATAGTCCCCCATGCATTGGAATTTACATCCGCAATCTGCTTCCCATTGCCGTTGATTGTTACATAACCTTTCGTTCCGCCTTTCCGAACAATATAAAATTGATTGTCTTGTGGATTCGCGGGTAGGATGAGTTGCACGTCTCCATTGTCGATATTTGCATAAATGACCGTATCCATGTCCCGTAATGTCGTGTCGCCAGCTGTTACAACACGTGAATAAGGTCTGAAACCACACGTCGTACCTTTCGCTATGAAGAGAGCGTGGTTTCCGCAGGAAAATGCTTCGTGAAAATTACTATATAACCCTTCTACAGATATTTTGAGTCCTATGTTGTGGTTGGATGAATTGATATTCTCTTTCATATTAATGATCGCGGCTACCGGTCTCGGATCAGAAGTGCTGGCATTCGTAGAGATGAAATCGATAAACCTGTATCTGGCATCGCTTGATTCACCATACTGAATATAGTCCCTGTTGGCAGAAATAAAATGCTTAGAACTCCCTACAACCGACTGTAGCCAGTAATCATTGTCTATAGTGAAGTTACCGATCTTACCGCCTGTCGCTTCTATTGTACCCGTTATATTCGCCTTCGTTGCTGTAAACGAACCGTCCTTAGCGACTCGGAAAGGCGCGTTGTCCGGTGTGTTGCTACCGACAAACAGAGGGATATCGCCGCCTACGAGTCCTGCGATGATGGTATTTTCGGAAATATCCGTTTTGGAGTTGTGGACTACGAACTCCATACCTTGCAGGAAGTTGATAACGGCGTTCTCGGCAAACAGTAGAGGCGTATATATGGGCACCATGTCGTTGAGCTGTTGCCAATATGTCGATGTGGTTCCCCCGGATGGTTTATTGGAGTTCGATGAAGTATGAGTCTGACGGCATTGGAATTTCAGTTGTCGATTATTCTCATATACAGTCACTATGTCTATGTAGCGCAGGCTGTCTGATTCTAAATCAGCGTCGTTGCGATATTCTACACCCGAAACCCATTCCGTTAGGCGGATAATGCAACCCTGATATCCGGGGTCTCCTTTGTCCCCCGGCTTGCCTTGTTCTCCGCTTATGCGTACCGGGTCGGACCACGGTTCCACAAGCTCGTCATTTGCATCTATTTGCGCTTTGGTCATCCATAGATATTCCCCGGACGAAAGCGCCGGAGGATTGTCATACCAGCCGTCCGGCTCTCTTACGTTTGACTCAATATCTGGGCCTATGCTATCGTCACTGCTCGATGCGTATTTAAAGTCGATATATGGTCCGAGCTGGCCATCTTCGCCTGTAACTTTAATCGGATCAGACCATGTCAGGGCGCTTGCCTGTCCCGTGCTCCCGTTTATTGTAGCTTTCGACATCCACCAAATGCCGTCTCCGGAAGGAGCGTCTTCCCAACCATCAGGAATTGGCTTTGTAGAAATAGGGGCGCCGGGTTTATCAATGCTCTTCTTGAATACATATGATGTCCAATCGCCCGGCCTTCCGTCGGTTCCGGGTCGGCCGTCGGTACCGCTTATTCGCGCCGGATCAGACCATGATTGAACAACGCCATCAATCACCGATCCGAAAGACACCCACAACGGAATAGTCTTGGACGTATTATACGCAATACGAAATAAGCCATAGTCGCCATTGGCATCACCGGACGAGTCTTTCGAATATACTACATTAACGAAATGACGTCCTGCGCTTGGTGCTGTGACGACGACGGTAGTAGATACGCCGTTCCCTGATACTTCAGCTTCGTAGGTGTCGGAGTCTGCCGTATTGACATTCTGAACATTTATTTTCCCGACCGCTAATTTGTCATACCCTTCCTCTGAATAAGCGGTTATGTCCAATACCAATGTCGCACCAGCGCTGAGAGCATCGAATTGTATTTTGCACGACACCGTCGAATTATTACCTTTTCCAGCAAGTTTATAGAACACACCATCTTGGGTAACATCCCCTTCATTATCCGCATCAATTATAATGTTGGTTACGTCGGTAGATGCACCTGAATCGCCGCCTTCGGGATATTCGAGACTCCACCCGTCAGGAGGAACAGTGCTGCCGGTCGGAAGTGCCGGTTTTTCATTTTGCTGCTTGTAAACAGGAACTACAGAAGACAGTGGGACCTGCATAAGAAGGACCCACGCTTCCGATGATGTAGATGGCTCTGATTTTGTCCCATCGACAAGACAGCGCCACTTGGCGTTATTGTGATATACCTCGTCGTTTTTATTGTATGTCTCCGACGCGAGCCACTTTCCTCGGTCGTTGATTGTCGGTATTTCCTCCCCGCCGGGCGTAAATTGATGGATGACGCCCGACATGTAGATGTTATTGAGGTAGGCCGAATAGCCTTTCATATCTATCCCGAATACGGACAGATTGGACAGGTCGCCGTACTGAGCTGCGATGTTGGACGATATGAATTCCCAGTCGGATACCCCCTTCAGATAACGCTGGTATGTCCTTGTTTCGTAGCGCGATGTCTGCCGGGCTTCATTCGAGAAGGAGCCATACCCGACAAATGTCATCGAGGGAGCAGGGTGGTATTGCTTCGGGTAAGCCGCAGAGACGGGCCGAAGTTGGTATTTGAACGTCTTGTAGGTCGTCGTGTCCAACACTTCGGTAATGCGGAAATAGCACGTTGCAAATCCGGCAAAGCGTCTGTTGCCTTTGCTGTCATCGTAGTCTTCCGTTGCATTATCCGAGGATTCGGAGCTGTGGAAGATACCCATGCAAATATCACCGACACGCGGGCTGCCTATTTCGCCTTCTTCGAGTTTGAGCGTGATGGTCTTGGCTTCGGTATCGACGCTCTCGATGATCCCGGCGCTTGGAGCAAACCATGTATCACCCATTGTAATATCGACCCGATTGTACCTCAGTTCAGGAACCTCAAGGAATCCCCGTAGCTTGAGGCTTTGCATTTCGGCATTCCCTTTCTTGTCGATAAGTCCGCCGATGCCGGTAATTCCTGTTGCGAAATCGCCGAACTGCGCCCCGTCCTCAAAAGTCATCTTGCCCTTAAAGGTGTCCGGGAATTGCTTGTTTGCAAACTGCCACAAGGCGCGTTTGGCCGAATAAGCGTTGTAATCTTCGGCCGCAGTAGAGTCGTACCGGGTGATGAGATATATTGCCGCTCCGGAGTCTGTAACGCCTATACGTTGCGAATACAAAGTAGCCTTGACATCCGATTCGATGCTGCCGATGCGGGAGTAAGGAGTATTATCGCCGATTGTGTACGTGGCGATATATTCGTTGTAGAGTTTTTTTTCGTATCCCTGAATTCGGGACAGACGTCCGTTTAACCCAAATCGAGGATCGACAAGAAGCACAGCCTGACCGGCATCGTAATTTTTTTTGTTTACCGTGCAATATACCGGGTTGGTCTCGCAGGTATATACATCCGTGTCGCTGCTGTTCTTTGCGGCGTATGCTTTTCCGGCCTTCAAAAGCTCCTCTTCGGCCTCTTCGATTCGTTGCTGGGGAAGTTTTACACCCGTGAGTACGAAAGTATCTCCCGGTTCGGGATGAAGACTTTCATTGGGGATTATGAGTTGGCTTTCTCCCGACGTCTCAACTTGGGCGATGATCTCAAATTTCTTGTCAAAGCCGTCTTCGGGGTTCCATGTTTCAGGTTTGTAATTTATACTTAATTCAAAATTACGCCCCATGAGACTTCCGCTGGTGAACGTGGCCCCCAGCGTTTCGCCTTCGATCATGTCGGACGGCAGGAACGGCGAGTCCTTGCAGTACATGACATAGGCCTTGTCTGTTTGCCCCTCGATGATCTCCCGATCAACGGTCTCAATGCTTGTGATCGTCTCCGTGTTCTTGGGGTAGATGTCGTCGAAGAAAACGACCTGCTCGACAATGGCACTTTTGTCGAGATTCGGGATGGCGTCTATATATCTCTGGCCGTTGGGAAGCCTGAGTCGTATTTCTGAAACATGGTTGGTCTCCCCGCCCTGCGGAGCCTGACCATAATCGCTGGTAAGGTTGCGTGTAGATCCGAATACATAGAACCGGGTGCCATAGCTGGAGTCGTCGCCCTTCTTGGCGGGGATGCTCTTGACGACATCGCCACGCTTGAATTCTTCGGGTGTGCCTCTTTCCAGCTTTCCGAAGTTAAGCGACACTAAATCTCCGTTTTCCTCGGTCCACCATTCGACTTCGAAAGTTTCGGCGATCGTGTTGAGTATATCCCAGCATTTGTCTCCGTTGAATGACACGAGTTTTGTCGCCTTGGGATTCTCGATGTCGATGGTTCCTACGCTCCAATTTTCGACGCCAAGATGTTTGTTCATGTTGGCCACGATCAGGGCGCCGAATGATTCGAGAGCGGTGGTGTTGTGGAATACCGCTTCGGGATTATCCCCGCCCAGCCAGAAGCATACAAAACGCTTCATATGGTTCTGCTGCGCCTCGAACTTGAGCGTGTATTTATATCCTCCGGTCTTGTTGTCGAACTCCGGATATACCGGGGCCATTATCTCGAACTTACGGCCTTTGTACAGTATGTATGAGCCTTGCGGAATTTGAATGTACTGAAGTTGATTGAAGGGAAACTCAATATAATAGTCACTCATGAGGGCATATTTGATAACAGCCTCTTTCGTGACCGGAGCATCCAATATCTGTATTCCTAACGGAGAATAAATTACCATCTGTCGTTTGCCACTTGCATCGTCACAAGCTCAAGGCAAAGGTTTCGACGGTCACGTGAATTACCAAGAAATTTGAAGTGAAAAAACAAAAAAAGCGGGAATTTCTTCCCGCCCCGAAAGTTTGTTATGAACGATTATTTGCCGTATAGAATGGCAAATGCCTTACGATGGTAGATGTTCACTTCTCCGTAATTACCATCGAATATCTTTTTTACTCCAAGCCCGTGTTCGGCTGAAATGGCTTTAAGTGCCCGCCATGAAACTTTGCGCCAATTCATGCCATGCTCTTTTGCCCAACGTTTGATAGAATACCAATCTTTGGATTCGTCCAGTTGTTCGGTCTTGGCAGCCAACTGTAATTGAACCTTCTCTTTCGCTTCTACAGCATCAGCTAACTGACGAAGGGCTTCCGAATACGTTTTGGGCAACTGCATCGCATAACCATTGGTCGGCAATTCAGTTGAGCCATTTTTGAGCAGTTCTTTAATCCGATCGTTGCACCAGATGGCAAACGCTGGAGAGAGCCATCTGGCAAATTCTAAAGCTACATCCTCGTGCATCCATGTACCCTGAATGCCGCCGCCTTGAATTTTTAGGAGCATATCCGTTCGGGGGATTCCCCGAACGCTTGCGAGGGCCGTTAAAAACTCTTCCGTAGATTTAAGGCGAAGCCAATCGCTCGGCTGTTTGCCAAATGGCTTTGCCATCTCCGTAGCGTTAATCATGATGTCGGTATTGCCGACTTGAAATGTTACGGGATTCTCCTTGTAATTGAAAATCTGAATATCGTTCATAATCTTGTTAAATTACTTTCGAGAGCAAAGGAGCAACCGTTCGGCACATTATGCAAGAATTTTCGCAAAAAAATAACACAAAAAAACGCCCCGCATTTCTGCGAGGCGCCGGCATCGGGGAAGTATACAGGGGCTTATTTTATCGGTGCCATCTTCTTCGGGGTTTGGACCACTTCAAACTGCCTTGCGAGGAAATCCAATCCCTTCTGCGTCACGAGAACCTTGATGACCGTGAACGATTCGTGGTTGTTTCGGTCGATCAACTTCTCTTTCAACTCGAAGTAACCCCGGTTAATATACTCTTGTTTAGGCTCATTGCGGTTGCAGAAGAATATCCCTCGCTCGCGGAGCCGCTGGAAGAGCGTGTTGCGGCCAAATGGTAGATTCAAAATCTTTGCCGCCTGCCCGACGTCGATCTTCTGATCCGTGTCCAGTACCTTGTCCATCAGCTCGGCTTTCGGCGCGAGTGCCGCGACCTGCTTTTGGGCCTGCTCCAGCTGTTGCTTCTGCCGGGCTATGGTGTCATTGGCGACCAGCACGGCGCGTGCCATTATCATTTCGGGCGTGTCCGTCTCTTTGGCTGACATGTATCCGCCAGTCTTGCGGATGGAGGGGAGAACTTCATCGCATACCCAGTCCTGAAACTGCTCGGCCTGCGGGAGCTTCGATCGCATGACAAGGCGGTAAACATCGGATTCGGGGATGTATTTCACCTTTTGAACCCCACCATCGGTAGGGGTGTCCATTTCGGACACCCCTTTGCAATGGGTGCGTATTGCCTTTTGATACTCTATATACCCTAATGATCTCGCTACATCATTCGCAAGAAACATAGGCTTGTCGTCGGACATAATGATACGTACACGCCCGAACTTCTCGTTATTGAAAATTTGTATGTTGTTCATGGCTGGTCTATTTACATTGTGCGACATTCATTCCGCGGCCCATCTTGACAAGAATAAACGGGTCGATCTCTTTGATTTTGTTGTGGGACGATTTTTCAGCGCCCAGCAATTCAAGGTAGTAGCCTTGTAGCTTGACATAGGCATCCATTAGATTGGAATAGCGCTCTTCGGCCTTGAAGTAGGCGTTTTCGAAATCCCGTGCTTTTCGCTCGGCTTCGATGCAGCGAGTTTGATAATCCGTTTCCGGAAGCGATTGTTTTTTCATAACTGTAAGCATTTAAAGTTTTTTATAGGCATAGGAAAAGCGGCTGCCATTTTGCGCTGCTTACAGTTTGATGAACAACCCCGAAGAGCATTCAATAACTACGCAAAAGGCAACCGCCTATCGTAATGGGCATAAAAAAAGCCCAATATGATTGAGCAACTGACCGCGTGCTCTGCGAGATAATTAAGTTATCAAACTGTAAGCGTTACAAATATGGGAAATTATTTTTAATTCACAAGGGCTTTTGCACTATTTTTTACATCAGGAGTAAATTTTGTTTCTAAAATTTGCTACTATTGGAAATTTTGTAAATTTGTAATGTCAACTAATACCAATTACAATATGAGAAGATTTTTATTCATATGGTCACTTATTGTCTCAATGGCTTTTGTTGGATGCTCAGATAACGATGACAATGATAATAATATCTCTAATCCATTACCCGGTACTACGTGGGGTATGATTGATGTTAGTAGTGGTGCCATATCGACGCTTGTATTTGATGACAATGAATGCCGTTATGGTTCAAGATACGGAGGTGCATCAAGCGATTATAAACGTGCCTTATATAGTTATACATACAAAGCATCAAAGATTACATTAATCCCATTTAATGATAATTTAACAATATTGGAAGGGATTATATCTGGTCCAGTAATGTTTGTAAAAGACACTTCTTCAGGAGAAGATGTGGGGATTTTTGTAAAGCAGTAATTTAGTCCAATTCCGAGGCTTTGTCTCGGTTTTTTTATTTGTCCAGTATTGCCATAATCCGCTCTATACAGGCGTTTTGTTCTTCCAGCAACGTTGTTAAGCGGTCGGCTGATTCGATGATGCCGTTCATGGTCATATTGTGTTTGAGTTAGTCTCCGTAGTACATTCCGCGAACGCCATAGTAGTTAGCCGGGACCGTCAGCAGCTGCGGGCGGTATTCCGTAGCCTTCGGCTGTTCCGTCGGACGGTTCTCGATCTTCGCCGTCATGATCGCCAGCTTCTCGTTGCGCCACGCTTTCTTCAGGCAGGCCGAGAACGATATAGAGGCGTTAGCGCGTTTCAGATACCAAGCGTTACGCATGATCTTCGATTTATTGTAGGTTGCTTTCATGGTTTAACTGTTGTTTTGATTTCTTGATGCAAATATAAATGATATTTTGATTTTATCCAAATATTTTGAACGCAAAAATCAAAATTGCAATAAAATTTTTTGCGAATTATTTAATTGTTACTACATTTGCCGAGAAAAAACAATAAATAGGCAATATTAAAATGCGAGTTAAAGAGATACTTAAAGAGAAGGGGATGACTGCAAAAGAGTTGGCATCCCGGCTTGGAATGACAGAAACTGGATTAAGCATTGCGATTGGAGATAATGGAAATCCCCCATTGAAAAGGTTGCAAGAAATAGCCTCAATATTAAATGTAGAGGTGTCGGAGCTATTCGCACCTCAACCGACGAACGCGATCACCTGCCCGCATTGTGGCAAACTTATTAAAGTGGAGAAGGGGGAATAAATAAGTATAATAAGACTGATAGATAATGGAGAAAAACGTAAAATATAGAGGGGTGTTAAACCTTGGAGAAATGCCGATTCCATGCTATGTTTTAGAGGATGGTACACGGGTTCTTTCAGGTCGAGGGATGCAGGAGGCTCTCAAAATGGTAGACGAAGCTGAAGAAGGTAGGCAAACCGCGGGGACCAGATTGAGCCGATATTTAAGCCAAAAATCGCTCAAACCATTTATTTACAAGGGTAAAGAAGAGGACCACTTTAAGCCTATTATTTGTAACGATAGGGAGACAAAGATAAATGGATATGAAGCGACTGTATTGGTCGATATTTGTGATGCCTTCCTTGAGGCCAGACAAGCTATCAATCTATCTCCCCGTCAGGAAATCATTGCCGCTCAATGCGAAATACTTGTACGAGCATTTGCCAAAGTAGGCATTGTAGCGCTCGTAGATGAGGCAACAGGATACCAGCAGGATAAGAATAGAGCAAAAGATGAGCTTCAAAAGTTCTTGTCGCAATTCATTTCGGACGAGGCAAGCCGTTGGGTAAAGACTTTTAACGATTCATTCTTTGAAATGATATATAGAATGCACGGATGGAATTGGACTATGACCCACAAGCGGCCGGGTGTTGTTGGAACGTGGATTAATGATATTGTTTACGAACGTCTGGCTCCAGTGATATTAACCGAACTTCAAAAAGTCAATCCGAAAACAGACAAAGGAACGCGAAAAGACCGTCATCACCAGCATTTAACCGAAGAGATAGGCCGGCCAAAACTGAAAGAGCATTTAGCAGCTGTAGAGGCGTTGGGACGGGCCTCTGGGTATAATTGGGTCAGATTTATGCAAATGCTTAACGCCGCATTTCCGAAACAATACCAACAGTTAGATTTGCTTTTCCCGGATGATGTAAGGGTTGAGAATGGCGAATAGATGCAAAGTCGTAAATACAAAGACGAGGGATGGATTTTTACCGTTCCTCGTCTTTTTTCTTGCTATAATTCATTTTTTATTGAATAAAATTTGGTGGGGGGGGGAATTTTATAATTTTGCGGCACTAACCAATACAATTAGGAATATGAAAAAATTCTTACTCTTCATCGTTGCTGTTGTTGCTTCAGGCGTTGCACACGCTCAAGGCTTTTCAAAATCCATTGAGATAGGCGGAATGCTTGGTTTGGGGACATATAACAACAAGTCGGCAGATGTATCGTTTATTGGCGGATATGCTTTTAGCCCCCGTTTTTTTATTGGCGCAGGCGTGGGATTTAGGTATACAGACGCCCTTTATTATCAATCCTATACGCATACAAGCGTCCAATATGTGTCTGATACGTACGAAAGTCGGAGTCAGGAATATTTGATCCCCGTTTACGCTCGTATCAAGTATAATTTTTCTGACAAATTCGTTGCACCATTCATACAAGGCAACGTAGGTTATTCTTTTAATGTAGGTGGAAATACGAAAGCTGTAAAAGGATTGTACTTGGAGCCAGCCATAGGTATAGATTTCAACCTGAAAAACAAACAAGCCATATATTTTACTGTTGGATATGCTATGCAACATAGCGAATATGTGGATTTTATAATTACAGAGACCGATCAATCCCAAGATTATTACAAAGATTTAGCAGGAGCTATTTCTATAAAAATCGGATTTAAATTTTAGTCGCAAACCGAGGCATATGCCTCGGTTTTTATTTGTTCCATTCCTTCCTACACACAAAGCAAAAATTACTATCTTTGCACTGCAACGATGCCTCACGGACGGTGGTTGAATATTTGGACCAGAGATATAAGACATGGAACTACAACCTATTCAGAGCAAGATTTACGAGATACGGGGTCAGCGGGTGATGCTGGACCGTGATTTGGCAGAACTCTACCAAGTAACGACAAGCGCATTAAATCAGGCAGTAAAACGCAATAGCAAACGATTTCCGCCTGATTTCATGTTTCAGCTTACGAATCAAGAGTTTGCAAACTTGAAATCACAAATTGTGACATCAAGTTGGGGCGGTATTCGCAAAATGCCTTATGCGTTTACCGAACAGGGCGTAGCCATGCTATCCGGCTTGTTGAATAGTGATATCGCCATAAATGCAAATATCGCCATTATGCGGGCTTTCGTAGCAATGCGGCAGATGCTTACAAATACTCCCGTGGATCGGGTGGCAGAACTTCAAGGAGAAGTATTGAAACTCAAAGAGTACGTAGAAGAAGTATTCAAAGATCAGAATGACATTAACGAAGATACTCGGATGCAACTTGAATTGGTTAGTGAAACTTTGGCGGAACTTCAAGTGGGGAATAAAGCCATCGGGCCAAGACGACCTGCCGGATATCATACCAGTTATCAGCAGCAGTAAAAATAGGGGCACGAAATAATTGACAAGCCGGGATTATTCCCGGCTTTGTTTTACAGTACAATCACAGTTCTGTCTTTCTTTATCGAATACTCTCCGCTGATATTTGCAACATTCAGCACGGCGTAATCTTTGGCGTTGATCGTGGCCCTTGCGCCGTGCATCAGGATTATCGTATGGATGAATTTAGTCCCTGCCGCTTCTATAGTAGCATCTGTATCTCCGACGATACATACGTACTCTCTACCTTTGAGCGCGATATTGCCCGCATCTACATATACTTCCAGCCCTTCTAAACTGTCTCGGTTCTTTCTGAACACTTCGACCGAGGGGAAGTTGTGGTCTTGACAGAATTCGATTCCCTGCGGCGTGAACATGAGTTTTATGAGTTCGGGGAAGTCGTGAATGCGCATTACCTTCCTGCATGCTCCGCCACGGAGAGCGGAAATCCTGATCTCTTCCAGATTTTTATTCGAGTGTGTCATTATGCTTCTTCTTTATCCTCGCCCCTGTCTGCGGGGTTTGGCTCGTTGAACTTTACTGTTAATTGTGACGTCAGGCGGTCGCCGGAGATGTTGTAGCTGCCTGAATTACCTGCGTATGTCAGGTGGTATATTTCATCACTTATTCCCGGTACCGATATATCTACCTTACCTAAGTGTAGCATCCGGATAAAAGTATCGTAGTTTAAAAGGTGCTCCTCCGGGGTTTCTCCCGTAATTATAAAAGTCAATGTTAAATCCCGTGCCGCCAATTTGGGTTTGTCGGGATATATGACCTCCTTGCCGTCTTTCTTGGGGTCTTCGTTTTCTACGAAGTCTTTCAGGCCGGCAGGGGATTTTAACCCGGCAATAAACCCGGAACCCATTGCAACGCCCATTGTGTAGGCGTCTGTCCTGTTGATGAATAAATCTCCGATCATTACTTATTTGTTTAATTCTTTCGTTAGATAAGATTCTGCTGTATCAATGACATCATAGCCTTTTGAGCTGACGAAAGAAGCGTAGAACATACCGTCGGCAAATACAATGCTGGTGCCTGCTTTGTTAACTTCATTAAGCCATTTCGTTATCGCGGCGGCGGCCTCGTCTCCGTAGTTCATTCCGCTTATATAGCGTCGCTTTTCCTTGCCATCATACGTCACAACATATCCGAGCGAACTGCGAAGATTCCATGTGTGATTTCGGTAATCGGCTTCGATCTGCTGGAGTTTAACCGCTTCACGAGCCTTCTCATCCATGAAATCTACTACCTCGTCTTCGATGCCGTCGATAAATTTGGTCAGGTCCGATATGTCCTTTTCAATTTTCATTACAGTTCACTTGTATTGCGCTTGATCGCCGCTATGTCTTCCCGAATTTCCGTCAGAGCAGCCTTCATAACAGCTGTATTCCCGTTTATTTCGACGATCTCCATGTAGGTCATAACAGCGTACCGGAGCAGCTCATTATCCACTTGCACGCTTGTGTATATGGCCGTTTCGATATTTCCGATGGAGTTCAGCAGCCCGATAATAGATTGAGTTTGCATCATCACATATCCTCGGATGTCGGTAACCTTGCCTTGAATGTCCGTGAATCGGCCGTTTAACTCGTCGCCGGTATCTTGAGACATGGCTTTAAAGCCTCTCTCCGTGGCTTCCTGCTGAGCAGCTCCGGCATTTCCAAGCAACTCTTTTGTTTCGGCAGGGAGACTGTCCCAGACAGCTTGGAATGTCTCTCCAACCTTGTTAAGATCATCCGCAAAGCCGCTCATGGAGTCGGTAACATTTTCCATCCCCAGAAAAACGCCATCCTTAAACCATTTAGCCTTATATTTATCGAATACTTTACCGATTTCTTCCTCAAGAAACCTGCTTATAAGCATTTGTCTAACGATGTTTGCGACAATCTCGTCCACCTTTTCGCCCCACGCTTCGGCCGCATTCTCGCCTTCCATAAATGCGTCTATAAACGCATCTCCAAGTTCCTTTGCGATTTCTTCCGCCGTGCCCCCAATAATGGTTTCGACGACCTCGTTAATCACTTCAGCGGCTTCGGCTCCAAGCTCTTGAATCTGGCGCTCCCATTCTCTAATTTTTGATTTGTCCGTTTTCTTCTTGTCGTTCTCCGCATTAATCTGCTTTTGGAGCAACAATTGTTGTTCTGCAAGATTGTTAAGTCGCTCGCGGGTGTCGCCGAATTTATTTTTACCCAGAAGATTGCTATCTGTATATTTGAGGTTCGAATAAGCATCAGCTATACTTTGGATCGCCTTTTTTTCTATTTCAGCCTCTTTGGATCGCCTGATAAAGAATCTCTCTACAAAGTTGCCTACGTCTTTGTACGCGCTCATTATTGATTTCGCCGCGTTATTGTAGGCGTCCTTTACATTTTTAACTGCATCGAAAGAATTTCGTTGCAATCGAATGGCGTTGGCATTATCCAATTCCCATTGCAACTGCTCAATACGCCCTTGCAGCCTGTCTATTTCAGCCTGCTTCTCTTCGTCATTGTTGAATAGACTTGCAATTTTAGTAGCGACACTCAGTACAGCCTGAATGATGGCGAGAATAACGGAAGCCCTCTCTACTGCTTTTATTGCGTTTGCAGCCGTTGTAGAGGTTGTGGTTATGGCACTGGCCGATGATTCAGTAAGGGTTACTATACTGCTGATCATGCTCGTGGCTGTTGCCGCGATCTCACCTGCAGTACTGATTATTTCGCCCGTAGTGCCTCCTACGGCGTCGCCAATATCTTTAAATCCATCTGCAATGTCTCCGAGAGTCTTTTCCAGCCGTTGCCATTTCTTGATTGCACTTTCTTGGGGAGATGTTTGCGTATTTGATGCAGCTTTATTTACCGCATTAATTTGTGCCTTGGTTTTGTTGATTTCAGCGCGTAGTTTCTGCGCCTGCTCTGTATCGGATGAATCCAAGGCATTGTATTCCGACTCAAGAGATTGTAACGATGCTTCGAGTTCGGTTTTCAGTTCGGCTAATTTGTCTTTAGTTTTATCTGTAAGTTCTCGTATCCATTCCCCGGCTTGCACTTCGATTTCCGCTATCGCAGCATCTCGTTCGGCTTCGAGACTCTTTCTTTCCCCGACGGTCCCTGCCTCTTCAATCCTTCGGTCGTAAATGTCTTTTGTGGCTTGTAGCTTTTCGCGGAAGGTGCCGTATTTTTGCAGATACTCATTCCAAGATTGAGTTTCTTTATTGATAATTTCTGCAAATCCTTCAGGCGTCAATGATATTCCGGATATACCAGATAAGTCACGCTGATATTGTGCTTTGTTCGCTTTGTTCAGAGCTTCAATTTGCGCTTGCTGGTTCTTAGTCAGCTCTCCGTCTTGAAGTCGGCGGATTTCGGCTTCTGCTTCTTGTATGGCTCGCGCGCGCTTTTGGTAGTCGAGGTCTATTTGCGCAAGTTTCTTGGCCGTTCCGTCTTTCATGGAATCAACCTCGGCCTGTAACGCATCATCCCGGAGCTTTTGCAGTTTCTGATTGAGTGCCTTCAGGTTGCGCTCTTGGTCGGATGCGGCCTTTTCTGCGGCGCTTTTGGCTTCATCACGGGCCTTTTTAGCCTCTGCGTTGAGTTCGGCAGGGGTTTTTACTGTATATAGTTTCTCTGCTGCAGGAGCAAGCTTTTCGATGCCGGCATTTATCGCTGCAATGAAGGCATCTACATCTCCTTCATAGCCCTCGTTTATCTGCTTCCAGATGTCATCTCCTTCTTCTCCCATCTTTTTTAGGGCTGAAATGAATTCTTCCCGGAATTTAGATAATCCTGTTCTGCTTTCCGCAAAACCTTTGGCGCCCCATATTGCATTCGGACCGCCTTGCCCCATATCCGCGTAAATGTTTATTGCCTTTTCGTATTCTTTTCTGTATTCTTTTAAAGCGCGGGAATAATTGGCATAGGCGTCGCCAGTTTTTTCAATACGTGCTATAGTTTTTTTATCCTCTGTAATAAGCTCTTGGGCGGCTTTAGCTTGTGCGACTTCGACAATTGCATCCCGCAGGTCTTCATAGGCGCCGACGGCATTTCCGACCATAACCTGTTCTGCGGCCATATTGCCGAAATAGGCAGGGTAGATGTCTTGCAGCTTCTTGACGGCCTCGGCCCGTTCTTCATAGGGCTTGGACAGGTCAGTCGCGGCATTATACAGCAGGTTCAGCTTGGTTAATTCGGATTGCGCCGACACGGAGCCTTGAGCCATCGCGGAATTGAATTGCTCAAGAGCGGCAGCGGCGGTATCTATTGCTGTCTTGCCTTTAAACAGCGATGCCACCCAACTCGTTATCTCCTTTCCGTAAAGGGTAAGTACGGTAACTCCGGCGACAAGCAGGGTCTGCCACGAGAAGATGGACGATGCAATCTGCTTCCATACGGGCGTGAATGTTTGCC